TGCTTTGAAAGCCGCTAAACGAATTGCTTCTCTTGCACTTGCTGTAATAGATGCCGCCAAAGAAACATCAGCCCAACCAAACCCTTGAAAAGCAACAATGCCATAAAAGGATGCCATCAAACGCTTTACAGCCATTTGATTGTTATTCCACTTTACTGCTTCTTCATTGTTTCCATTTTTTCTTGCTTCTTTCAAGAGAACCTTATATTCATTTCTTAATTCTTTCAATTCAAGAACAGCCTTTGGTAGAAGACCAAGTTTATCTGTTTTGTAATAGAGCATCTTCTCATGTTTTACTTTACTGAAATCTCTTGGCGTTAAGATGTTCACAGCAAATTCTGTTGGTTCTTGCGACTTCGTTTCCCATGAAATGTTTCTTGAAATCATCATGCTTGGGTATAGTCCAGCAAAGTCAAATGCTGCCACATTAAGATGTAGCCCCTGAGTTTGTTCGCTTAGTGGGTCATAAATCATAGCACCGTCATACTCTTCACGCTTTTCTACTTTCTTTCCTGTTGGTGCTTTCCACCAAGCATTTCGCATGAAATAAATTGAACCCATGTGTGAAGCAAAAAAGCAAGCGTCAAATGGGGCTTTCAACAAACGCTGTAATGAAATAATTGCTTCACTACAAAAGTTCGTTTCATCAATTTTAACAAGAAGTTTAACATCTTGAAGTGCATAATTCAAATAGTTTCTTGTGTCTTCTAGCCAAGCCCTACGATAAAATTCGTTAGGGTCTGCAAACTTTGTTTCTTTGGATTTTCCTTCGCCAAACAAAAGGGAAGAAACATAATCAAGAGCCAAAGAAGGCAAAGTTCCTCTTTGCGAATCATTCCATTGTCTTTCAAAAGCATGGTCTAAGTTAAGGGTTATGCGGCCCCCTATGGGCTGTTGAATAGATGAGAACCCTTCGTCGCCTTTAGTGTATTCAAAGCCCTTAGAGGTCTTTTTAACGCCCTCTACACGGCCAATGGGCGATAACTGCAAGGGGTTGATTCCCAATGCACAACACCGCTTGAGCAACATTGGAACATCAGCAAAGTTTCCAAACCAAGAAATCAACATATCTGGGTCTTTTTCTGTCATAAAGGAAATAAAACTTTCAATCATTTCTTTTTCCGAAAAGCAGAAAAAACCTACAGAATTATCATTTGAAAATATTTTTTCCTTTAAAAAGGCATCTTCGGGAAACCACGACCATTGGTAATACTTTTCATCATAGTTATCATAAACAACAATTGTTGTAATGCAATCGTGATATTCTCCACCCTGTTGCCATTCCATATCCCAATACCACTTACGCAATTTATATTCTGGCATTTCATCAATTTTATCTACAGCATATCGGAAATGATACGGAACATCTGCTTCGTATGTTTTAGGCCACATTTTCTTAGCATTGTAAATATCTGTTGATTGCTCAACATAAACACGCTTAAGTTTCTCTCCTTGAAGATTTACCCAATTTCCATGCTCATAACGAAAAGGCCGAGAAGCGGCCCGACCGATTTTATATTCTGTAAATTCTGTGGAATCTACTGGCAAATAGAAATATGGTGCGAATAATTCAACCGCTACTTTCTTTTCGCCGCTTTCTCTCCATGATGTGTATATTGTTTTATTGTCAATGCATCTGCTAATAATCATTCTAATTCCCTGCCATAAATGGTGCTTTCAATACTTTTTTATTGTGTGATACGATTAGCAAAGGGAAAGCGTCCTTTACATAAAAGTTAATCAATTCATCCTTATCAAAGAAAGCATGAAGTGGACTTGAATATTCAAGCGTTGCTGGTTCACCTGTTCGTTGAATTAAAGTCGGAGCAACAGAGGAATTTTCAATTCCAGAATTTGAGGAAAGAACACACTCGTTTCCATCAAAGTCCAATTTATATACGCCACTTCTGCATAACTCCAGAAATGAAATTGCCTCTTGAAAATCTCTACCAAACATTTGAAATGCTCCTTCAAATTGACTTTTACCAAAATGCCAAAGCGTATCAAAGGTTGGTTGATAAACAACATGACTCAACATTCCCTTGATTCTTTCAATGGCTTCCCAATCGGGGTGATTCACCACTTTTGGAATTGACGCTTTTTTGCTTGCATCGGAAACAAAAATAAAGTCTTCAACCACGAATTGTATTTCACCATTGAATTTTTTCATATATGCAAGCATTTTTGTAATGCTACCAAAAAATTCTCCATCTTCAATACCTTCTACTTGAACATCATAATTCACGACAAAGGTAGTATTGCCATTCCAAAAGGAAAGAGTATTATCCTTCAAAGAACAATAGAAATAGTCCTTGAGTTTTCCCCCAAGAAGCCCACCGTCTTTCAAGTATTTTCCTTTCACTTCCATTTTCTTAATTGCGTCTTCAATAATATTTGGGTGTTCTGTTGTAAATTTCATTTCACCACTTCCTAAACATAACCAAATCGTTCTTTTGGTGCATATTGTAAATATCTTGCATTAGGCGACCGTAAGAAGTTGGTTTTGATTCCCCGTCCAAAGGATATTTTCTTTTCTTATCGTTCAACTTTAACTTTGCAATCATCCTTTCGTGGTCATATTGCTCGTGTTGTGCAATATGAATATATCCAAGAATAAACCTAGCATTGTTAAAGAATGGAACATACTCGGAAATATCTACAAGATAGCCCATAAATCTTTCTGCAAAATCAAAAGTATCAAGAACTAATTCTCCTCTCTTGAATTTAGCCATGCTTGATGTGCTATATATTTTTACTAATGCAGTGTAGTTTAGCCCCGTTTGTTCCCTAATTTGCTTAAGTGTGGCGTAAGGCAAGGCCAAGTCTTTATTGTCATTTGTAGCAAAAAAGTCAGCAAAATCATCCAATCCCCAATTTTTTTGGATTGTATTTAGGTCAATAATAACATTGATTGCTTGTCTTGGGATAACAATAGCAGGAATGGTTGCCCCTAATTTTTTAGCCGCACTAAATCGGTGCTGTCCATCAATAATGAAATATCTTCCATTATATTTCATTACGGTAATACAGGTAAGAATACCGTATTCTGCCATGCTTTTCATAATTTTTCCTACCATTTTTTCATTTACTTCTCTATTTCCTTTTAGAAAAGAAACTTTATCAGTAGGCTTAATTTCCACTAATTTATATTTTATTGTCAAATCTTACCCTCCTGCAAATCAGGAATACCGTTCCAAACGATATTAGGCGGCGTTCCTTCACGAACAGTCCAGCGTGTGCCGACTTTGTTTCCATTGGTTCTTGAACCAATCAATTCAGCAACAAAGTGAATCTCACCCTTTACCTTTCGCTTTGAACAATGAATTTCTTGTTCAAGTTTTCCGCCCCAATCTTTCCATGCAGGTTTAATTCCAGCAGGAGTATTATCTACATATTTCTCTGCTTCGTGAGTAATGTAGATAACATCACACTTTAATTGAAAAATTGCCTCAAGCAAGTGATAGAAAGTTTTATTTCTTGCACCATATTGAAATGGCATCATTTTCGAAACCACGGTAGGATTAGGATTAACCTTGTAAATACACTTATCAAACCAAGTATCTACGCCATCCATAACAAAAATTGGCTTTTCACCTTCTTCAATCTTTCCACGAACATATCGGATAAAGTCATGGGAATTGTTTTCCGATTCTGTAATGTCAATCTTATTATCTTTATCTTGAACGATAGGGTCAAAGACTTCAATTCTTTCCGTTGCTTCGTGGCATTCAATCCATGTAGATTCTACGCCGCTATCCCAATCAAGAACATAAATCTTCCTGTCGGGAAAGTCTAAAGCGATGCCCGTTTTTCCAGTTTTCGGTTCTCCCCAAATCCCCAATACCATTCGGGATTTTCTATTTGCTCTCTTTTCAGCCATGAGTTGTTGAAACTTATTGTTAAACTCCTCTTGCTTCGCTCCAAAATTCATTGTATTTGCATTTCCTTTTTTATTTGTTAGGCTCATATTCTCACCTGTATTGTTTCCATATTTCAATTAGTTGTTCCACTTCTTCCATTGTTTCCAAATAGAGTCTAACTTCTTTTGTCTTAATGTGAAGTTTCACGAAGTAAGTATAATTTTCATCGTTTTGTTTAAACGAAACAAACTCCACTTCCGATAAATCAACAGACCATTTGCGAGGGTGTTCAAGAAAACCATTTTCCATAAATAATTCTCCAATTGAATCCTGCATCTCTAACCTATCAATCATCGTTTCTTTTCTTTCTAAACTCTTAAAGTTATCTTTAAGAATCTCTAAATCATCCTTTGACATTCTTTGAATAATTCTGTCTCCAGAAAAATGCAATTTAACATCAAATTCGCCATCTCTATAATGCGACCAAGAAATATGGGAAACTTGATTTAAGTTTCCAATAGCCCTCCTTGTCTCAATAGTGTCCTTTTCTAAATTCATATAAATCACCAGTATAGGCTTCGCACCTATTCGGAAGTCATTCAACCGCCACTTCTACACGGCTTTCCACAGGAGGCGGGAAATATCAGAACCAGTCGTAATTTTCCTCCACAGGTTGAACGGATTCAACAGGAGAACCACGCTTTTCTGTAATTAAAATAGATGACACATTAATGGTCACCGGGTCTGCTTCACCTTCAACAATTCTTTGAGAGGTTCTTCCAATAACAATGATATTAGAACCAATACCAAAGTCAATGTCCAAATGCTCAGGAATCCAGCAAGTAGTCATACCAGCCTCATTTTCGTAGTCAAACTCTGCATTCAAATCAGTGATGTTCAAAATACGGTTTCCGTTTGAAGTCGGAGTCATATTCATATTGCACACCGTTCCGTCAGTAATAACAAATCGCTCTTTTGATGGGAGAGTCTGCATTTCAATATGTTTTCTATCAATATCAACCAAAGCACAAACTTTGTCATTGAAGGATTCAACCAGCAAGTCTTGGAAATTAAAGTGTCCCATGTTGCGGTATGCTGAATTTTCAGGGTCTAATTCTTCGTTGCGGATTAAAGTCTTCAAAGTAATGTCAGTCATACCGTAGATGTTGTTTCCGTCTTCGCTTGGAATTGCAGTAAAATGCACCCAATCAAAGGTCTTTGGTTGGAAATCAACACCACCTTGATTCTTATATGAAAACTGATAAACAGAGAAATCGCCCCCATTCACCGAACCATAGAAAATACCGCTTCGGCGGAACTGTTCTTTTGGAAGAGGCTTACCGAAGTTTCGGTTTTCCCCACCATTCATGTAGCGTTCCGTAGAATCAAGAGGAATAATCATTTCCTCATTCACTTCTTCTGCACCTTCGGGCAAATCATTAACGACCTTTTCTTGGTATTCTCCTTTAAAATACCGAGAAATCGTCCACTTACCCAAAGCGTTTTCAGTAGCAACCGCTACAATTCCTTCTTGAAGGGCTTTATCCGAATCACGGATATACTCTTCCTTTGCCTTTGTTCGGTTCCAAGACATCATGTCTCTCGGTGCTTCAAGAGCAACAAACGCACCAAAAATTTGCTTGGTCAAAGAATCGCTTCCTTGATTGCTATTTTCACGCTTGCTCGCTCTAATGCCTTGAGAGACATAATTTCGCCAAAGGCTCAAAGCCAAAGGTTCTTCTTGTCCGACATTGTTTTCTTCACAAATACTGACGAACTTTTGATGGGCTTCATCAAAAGAGACATTCAGATATTGCAGACTCTTTTCAATTGCTGTCTTAATTTTTTCTTCCATTTTTTTCACTTCCGTTTTTTTGTTTTTGTTTTTGTTTTTCCCCTCAAATTAATTGTCCTACCATCCAAGATAAAATAACTCTTGGGGTCATGGTCGGGGAACGCCATTCTGTTTCTCCAATAACACGCAAAAATTTAAATTTCATTCCGACTTCTAAACCTTCCATGTTAAGTAAAGTATTGTGCAATCCGTTGCATATCTCCTTAACCGAGCGTCCATCATAAAGCATTTGATGGAGAGTAGTTAAGGCTTTGTTAGAATTGCGGTCAATAATCATTTGCATAATATTTGTATATTCTTTATTTGATTCTTCAATTTGCTTAGACAATGTGTAATTGCTCGCTTTAGCCGCTTGTAATTCAGTGATTGCCCTACGCATATCACCATTTAGGTCATATATAAAGGACAACAATTCATCATCACTAAATGTCCTCAAACCCTCTTTTTGAATGATTGATTGTAATACTTCAACCATGGCTTCATTAGAGAGTGGCCTGAAACGATAATTTGCACATCGGCTTTGAAGAGGGTAGATAATTTTATTTCTATCGTTGCATGTGATAATAAAACGAATATTATCTGCGTATCTTTCCATAATTCTTTTTAGTGAGTTTTGAGCATCCTTTGTCATTCCTCCCATCTCATCAAGAAGAAGAATACGGAAAGCACTGCCACCCAATGTCTTACTTTGAGCAACCTCTTTAATCGTAGTTCTAACAGTTTCAAGTCTCCTATCGTCCGAAGCGTTCAATTCATAAAAGTTGTCTTTGAAATTATCTCCTAATAATGACTTTGCTAATGCAATTGCGGCGGCTGTTTTACCAAGTCCCGCATTTCCATACATTAGCACATTAGGCATATTATTTTCTTCAATCCATGTTTCTGCATCCATTGTAAAGTGTTCTTGTCCTACAATGTCGCTCAATTTTTCTGGTCTATATTTTTCTGTCCATAACATTTTTATTCCTCCACTAAAGCGTATATTTTAGTTCCGTTTGTCTGTTCACCAAAAACCACAAAGGGTTTTCTGCGAAGATGCTGACCGATGCGATTTGATGTTATCCTAGTGTTTTTAAGTCTAGGAATGTTCTCAATTTTTGTTTTTATTTCTTCTGTGGGCATCGGCCCTTCTTTTTTAATCAGTTTAATTATTTCTTCTTTTGCCATATTAAATCCGTGTGTTCCCATTATTATCCCTCAATTTCCATTTTGCTTTTTCTGTTGAATGTGGATTAGCCCTTTCAACATCAGGAGAAGATTGTAGTAAGTTTTGAACTCCTTTAAAAGTCGGTATGTGTGTTCTTCTTTTTGTTTTCTTTTTTGTTTTCGTAATAGAGCGAGTATTCAAAATTTGCTCATATACCTCTCTAGTTGTTAGTATTTTACCATCTTGTAAAATTTCAGTAATCCTTTCATAGTTTCTTTTGTTTCCTGTCATAAAAAATCCTCCAAAGAGTTTTGCTGAACCCGAATCGGGTCAGTCTTTTTTCTTCTTTTCTTTTCACCAAGACCAAGAATCCTACAATCTGAATTATTTAACTTGGTCTTAGCATACTTTACAAATACTTCGTCTTTCTTCATTTGTTTGAATATGCGAAGGTCTGCATTTTTAATACCCAGTCTTCTCAACAAAGAAGGTATCTTAGAATATGTCCCTCTCTTTGGCATATTCAACCTACCGTAAGTATTTCCAGAATGTGCATAGGCTAACATCTCATAGAAATAGTCTTGACCCCATCTTCGCTTAACGACACCATCAACAAAAATCAATTTGTTCGGGTGCATATTTTCAACAAGCCAAGTCAAGATTTGCGTATCGGAAGGTTTATTCACCTTCAACAATTCCATAACCAGTTCACGGTCTGTCTCCTTTAGGTATTTCATGACCAAAGAATAAGTGTCCACATCAATATTTAGAGGTTCTTCACAACGAGGGGCTAATTCTTTGATATTTATTTGCGACCATTGTTTTGAACCTGCTCTTTTAATTTGACACATTGATTTGATTTCCTTCGGAACGCTTTTTTCATTGATTGATGTCAATACTACTTGGCCCCGATACCTTCTAAGAATTGTAAGGATAGCGTCTTTCTTTGGTTTATAGTGGACATCTTCAATAATGATTCCAGCATCAATGGGAATAGACCTCCAATCATCAATATCCATTTCATTTGCATAAACGACCACAGGATTAAGAAGATTTGGAAAGGTCTTGGCCTTTGTTGATTTTCCTGTCCCTGCTTTTCCTGTTAAAAGAATAGGTCTGATTTTTTTAAGGTTAGTGAACCCCATCAAATCATCCCTCTAATTTCTAGGATGCGATTAAACCCGTCTAATGTCAAGTGTTCTTTGTTTGCTACAATATTTACGACTTCTCTAAACATTTTTAATTCTCCTTTGCTGTCCGGTAAATAGTCAGGTATTAACGCCATTAGTTTAAATAGGTTAATGTTGCCGCTAATTCTTAGAATAGGTCGTGGCCGACCTGCTGATTCGGCTTCATATACTCTTGAACTAATATCGTGTTGGGCAAGGCTTCTTTCAATTGCCCTAAGAAATTCAAAATCTCCACGAATAACTACTCTTATTCTTGTTCTATATCCAATAGTAGAGTTTGATACTCTTTCAATTAAAACATCTGTTCTTCCGAGAGATAACAATATTCCAACTAATATATCTCTATTATACATTATTTTCCACCTCTTTAAATCCTAAAGGCTCATGTTTTAATTTCAAAAAGTTAATTGAATAAGAAATTTCATTCATGAATTTTGAAGCCAATTCTTTTTCTGCGATTGGAAGAACTACATTTAACATAAATCCACGATAGTCCTGAATAATCTCAGCCATTTCCTCATCTATCTCTTCAACAATAATAAGAAGGGTATCATCTTTTAAAGATTTTACTAGTTCATATGACTTAAGATACATTCCTATTCCAGTTCGTATAATCATTAAATCCATATTCGTCGGTTTAGAAAAAAGTTTAAATGAGAACATGGTTGATGGGCCATGTTTAGCGACATATTCACTCACTTTGCTCATAAATATCCCTGCTTGAATAGCCATTTTGTTCGGGCCAATATCCAGTAGTTTCTTGATTCGGGTGAAGACTCCACCAATAAAAATGACCTGCTCTAATTTTTGAATGGCCTTCTCTTTCTGCATTTTCTTCTGCCCAAGAAATCATTGAAGCAATAGCCGTTTCCGCCCATTCTACAACAAAGCGAACAACATCATTCGTGAAGGGCATATCGGTTTCCTCTTTAAGAATTTTGCGAATGTTTAACTTAGATGGAACCCTAACAACCTTTAGTTCTGGCTTTTCGGGAACAACCAAACCATCGTCTGTGAAATAAGGAACATATCTTATATCCATAACTTTAGGTCGCCCTTGAGTAGATGTGATGTCCTTTAAATGTGCTTTTCCGTCTTCTATCTTTAAACAAGTATATGTGATAAAATCAATAACAGTTAATTGTCCTACTTCAATCATCTTCTTCATCTCCTACAAATGCGTTCTTCAAAATGTTCTCCACCATCAAAATGTTTTCATTTGAAATGTTTTCAAGAGCCAAACCTAGAATAGTTTTAAGTCTCTCATTTTCGTTCTGTATTTCAACAAAAGGAGTTTGTGTTTTCTTGAGTTTAAAGTTCTCAAGAATTTTCATTCTAGTGTTGGTCAATTGAACATTAGGGTTTTTACTTTTCCTAAGATGCCAAAGCCTTTCATGTAAAGCATGAAGTTGTTTATCTCTCGTTTTAAATTCAGCATAGATGTTTTGAATAGCCGAAGAGACTTGGCTTAAGGTCATTTCTGAAATCTTTCTAACTCTCCCATTTACATCTGCATAATAGTGTGGTTTCCATGTCATTTTAATTTCTCCATTACTGTTTCTAGGGTATCAATATCTTCCACGAATTTATCTTCACGGATTCTATTCATTCTTGGGAATCTCAACCCTATGTTTCCCTTTGCGTCTTGGCTAACCAAATCCGACTTCACTTCTAAGATTACAACGGGATTAACCGTATAAACTCCATCTTTGCGACTAACGATTTGCTTTTGTAGTTTATCAGTGAGATAAACCAAATCTGCATCACTGAAGCCTGTTCCGACCTTTCCAATGCTGGTAAAGCCATCTTCAGATTTAACGCCAATTTCATAAGCCCCGAAAACATTCTGTCGGTTTCCTGTTCCATACGAAACTGAAAGAACAACAACATCTAATTCAACGGTTGGCGGCTTATATTTAACCCATCCTTTGCTTCGCTTTCCTGCCTCGTAAATCAAATCAGCATCCTTGATAATAATTCCTTCAAAGCCATTACGAATTGCTTCATCGTAGAAAAGCATGATTGCATCAGCATCATTTAAAATATTATTCCAATTTTGAATAGGCATTCGGTGTGCTTGGTTAGGCAGATGTTCAAAGAATTTCAAGCGTTGTGAGAACGGCATTTCCATCAAAGTCTCCTTTTCCCACTTGAGGCAATCAAACATCACCCAAGCCACAGGGACACGCTCAATGGCTTTTTGGACATCTTTTGAATGCACCCTCGTTCCCATCTTTTTGTGTTCTGCTGGCGAGCCGTCTGGATTGATAGGATAAATTTCACCGTCAAAAATTGCTTCATCAACAGAATATTTCTTAACTATTTCTACAACATCAGGAAATTGGTCAGAAACGATTTTTCCTTTCCTATTGTAAATCATTACATTAAGTCCACTTTTGTGGATTTGATAACGGTTTCCATCGTATTTGTAATCCACAATATACTTTCTAGGCCATTTGCTCTTAGGTGCTTCTTTTGCCAACATTGGCTTAATGAATTTGCCAAAGCATAAGTCTCTGTTTGGGACTACACCCCTTTGATAGCAGCAAGCCAAAGCATAGATAGCATTATGGTTAGCATCCTTTTTGACATTAGATACCTTCTTTCCATAGTATTTAGCCACAAACTTGAGAACATTACCCCTTGAGATACCGTTTCGTGGCTTTCGCAACCAATACCGAATAAACCATTTTCTCTCTATCGCATCCATTTTATAAATCGCATCTGATATGATTTCAAAGTTATCTCGGTTTCCACATTTAAGACCCAGATGCCCATTAACAGAAGCAAGAGTTATTCCCTTTGATTCTGCACCTGTATCTAAATAATATACTGCTTCTCCCAAATCATCATGCACATAGACGGCAGTTTCCATTTCTTCTTCATGGATTCCAAAAATATCTTCCATCCACTTGATTGCTTTCTTTTCTGCAATATCGTTTGATTCAAAGTCAAGAGCAAGAATTTTCCAAAACATTCCCATTTGGTGATAGTTTTCCGAATCCTTATAGTTTTCAAATGCACTACAAATCATTTTTGTCTGAACCGTGGGAGTTTTCCCATCCATAGCCTCAAGCAAATTCGCTACTGTTTTCCACATCATTATTTTCACTTCCATTTAATTTATTATTTTTTTCAATATATTCTTTATCAACAACAGAATGTTGCCAATGTTTGAAGACTCTCAAGAAATCAAAATCTCTCAATTCATCTCCTATCTCTTCAGGCATAAACATTGATGTTTCTTTCATCAACATGATAGCACTTTGCGCCAATACAAACGAATAGTTTTCTACTCGCCAATCATCTCTCATTTCCCAATAAAAGATAAAAACCAAAGTCATATGTCTAGCAAACTGAATTTCTTTTTTAGACTTCCTCAGTTTTTTAATACTTGACAATTCTTTAGAGAATCTTGGCAAGTAGTCCTTATCTAAACACGCCTGTTTTTCTAAAACCCACTTATCAAAGAGTTTATCTTCACTGGCTGTTTTAGCCAAATGAAACATAGCATCTCCTAGAATCATTCTTCTTCCTCCTTTTCTAAATTTGAAGGCAAAAACAATCTCATTATTGCATTTTCAATTTCATTAAAACAATTTTCAATATGTTTCGGTTGGACTCTGCATCCCTTTCCACTGTTGGGTGGAAGAGGCATTCTTTGCTCAACATAAACTGCCATTAAATCTACCATCTTACCGGCAGAAACTTTAAATTCGGTTATTGCTCCATAACCATATTGTCTTTTGGGATTGGCATTTCTAACTGCCTTCTTTGCTTGTAATTCACTTATTTTCGTCATCTAATTCTCTCCTTAGTATTTCTAATAGTTTTTTTGCTTCTTCCATATTCAAACGAATACCCTTTCTTGATGGTTTGTCTCTTGCATACCACCGAATGTCCAAGACTTCAACATTCCAATATTTACCTTTCTTTACAATTACTTCGTCAGTTTCGTTTCTAACTATGTGTCCAATTGCATTTAATTCACTCATTTTGAATCTCCTCTCTAAATTTAGCCAAATCTTTCCTTGATGTAAAATACCTTGGGATTTCCAAATCATCTAAACGATTTACTACCCAACAGACTCCACCAAGACTTGATATTTGAACGACTTCATATTGAGATGAGTTTCCTTGAATAACTTCTTTCGTGCCAATTTCAGGAACCAAATTATACATTCTCGTAATTTCACCCGCTACATCGTGAATGTTATCCACGACATATTTAATAATGTGCGCTCTTTGAATTGGAATCTTTGGGGCAACATCAATTTTTAATGTGCCTGTCATATCACAAACCTTGCATTTATTTCCTTCACAGATAGGACACTTGATTTGTGCCTTATGTGGTGCTGGTAAAACAACACTAATCGCTTTTTTCATCATTCTCCCTCAATCTATCTAAACAATCATAACAGATTAATAGAACACTAATATGCTGAGGCATCATGCTTCTTTTGCATACTTTACAATCCATGTCATTCATCCACCAATACCGCAACATCGGTAGTTAAGAACAATAATGCAATTGAAATCGCACAATTGAAACTGCCCTTAACAACCTTAACGGGGTCAATCACACCACCTTCAAGAAGGTTTGAAAATTTACCCGTAAGCGCATTGAATCCTATCTCATCCGTGTATTTTAATGTTTCTTCGGAGGGGTTTAAGCCGCTATTTGAAAGTAATGCTCGGATAGGTTCATCCAAAGCGTCAAAGACAATATTATGTCCCGTCTTTTCAAGTTTGAGGTTTTTTCTCGCAAGCAATAGCCCAAGACCGCCACCAACAATAACACCTTCTGCCAAAGCCGCTTTTGTAGCGTTAAGCGCATCATCCAACCTTTCCTTTGTTTCTCGCATTTGAATCTGCGAAGACGCACCGATTTGAATTGTAGCCACACCACCATTCAAAATTGAAATGCGCTTCTTCAAGCGAGCCTTCACATAATTGTCTTCGGTATCTTCAAAGGTTTGCTTGAGCATGGCGATTCTTTCCGAAACATCTCCCGTTCCGCCAACAATCGTAGTCTTTTCTTTTGATACGATAATTCTATCACAAGTCCCAAATTCTGTTGCAGTGATTCTTTCTGGTTCATCGTTGCTTTCATCAGTAAATAGGCGACCACCAACAGTAGCCACAATATCTCCCAATTCATCAATTTGAGCATCGCCAAAGTTAGGTGCTGTAATCACACAAACCTGAACGGTTTTTTGTAAGAGATTCATAACCACATTGTTCATGGCTGAACCTTCCATTCCTTTACAGAAAATAATCAGTGGGCGGTTTTCAGACGAAGCATATTCAAGCATTGGCAAAATCATATTGAAGTTTCTAATGTTGAGATTTGATGTAAAAATCAAGGGATTGGAATAGGTAGCCTTTCCATCCTCACCATTCGCCATTAGATGGCTAAGGAAACCTTCATCAATCTCTAAGCCTTCACGAACAATAAGATTTGTTTTGTAGTTTGGCGATTCTTCAACCGTAATGATTCCATCACGGCCAACAGAATTTAATGCTTGCCAAATCAATTTACCAAGATAATCATCATTGTTTGCAGCAATAGTGGCGATATCAAAAATATCATCATCATTTACAGGCTTTGCTAATTCTTCAAGAGCAGACAAAACACATTCCTGTGCTTCTTCAATTTCCTTACGAAGCGTATGCAAATTGTAAATATCCTGCTTATGAATTGCTTCACACAATGCTCTGGCAATAATACAGGAAGTAGTCGTTCCATCACCATTTAATTCTTGAGCCTTAGATGAAAGATTCTGCACCATTTGGACTCCCATTTGAATATAAGGGTCTTTATCTGAAACATACTTAGCAATCGTGACCCCGTCATTAATGATAATTGGTGGTTCTCCCTGCAAAATAACCGTTTTGGCTTGTGGGCCAAGAGTCGGCTGAACAGTATTTGCTACCAAATTAATTCCCGCTAATAATTTTTCTTTTACTTCTTCTCCGTTAATAATCATTATACTTCCTCCAATCCATAATATCCTTCTTTATGAACAGGCATGGCGTTAAAAACTGCATAACATTGTTCCGAGCAAAAAAATCTCCATCCTGTTGCCCCATGTGCTTTATACTTAACAGATTGCATTCCACAGTTATCACACATATTTAGACCCCCGTTAGATGTGCTATGTTTGCTTCACATTTAGAACAATAAACTTCTTTTGTAAATCGCTCACAATTTTCAGATTCGCATGGCGTTGAAATAGCACCGCACATTATTCCTTCACCGCCATAACATTTTCATATCTAACCAAAACATAATTGCTGTCCGAGTTAATGCGACTAAATTTATCAAAGATAACAGTCTTTCCGATAATGTCTGGATTGCATTCACAAGAAACAACTTCTCCTTGATTGTCAGCCATTTGAACAATTTTACTCATACCGGATGAAATTGTCTTTTCAATGACAACCCATTCTCCAATCGCTTGCCAAGTCATTATTCTTCCTCCTTAG